GCGGCTGCCTACAACGCCGCACTTCCTGCGGCGGCAAGAACAGCCCTCACAGCACGCCAGAAGGCCCGCGTGCTTGAGTTCGTGATTCGCAAACGATGGGAGGCCTCATGACCACATCACGCGCCTCCCTGACCCCGTTCTCAGCTGAGCTTCCAACCTCAAACGCTCCGCAGCTGATTGTTGTCAATGGCCGTCCCTGTCTTGGGTTTGACGCCACGACACAAGAGACGGCCTACTGGTCGCTGATGGCACCACAGGGGGCGGATCCGTCGCCGCTCACGATCTCCATTGCCTACATGATGGCGAGCGCGACGACGGGCGGTATTGCTCTGGGTGTGTCGGTCGAGGCCATCACGGATGGTGACGCCACCGACCTGGATGCAACCACCAGCTTTGACTCCATCAACACCGGCACAGTGGCATCGGTTCCTGGCACAGCCGGCTACATCGACGTGCTCACGATCACGTTGACGAACAATGACTCGCTCGCGGCAGCGGACTACCTGCGGATCAGCATTGCCCGCGTGGTGGCAGATTCTGCCGACACCGCGACGGGTGACCTGTACCTGCTGACGGCAGACCTGCGCGACGACGTGTAAAAAGGGGAGCGGTAGCCATGGCCGTTCGCTTCTCCGCGAGCACGCATAAGCTGGATCGCGAATCATCGATCCCTAGTTCGCAGACAGTCAGCGCTTGCGGTTTTGGACTGGTCGTCAATGATCGCAATGCCAGATGTTCGATCTGGGAGTTGAGTTCCTCCTCTGGGTGGTGGTACATCATCCTAAATACTGATGGTACCGAACTGATTTACAACGATGATACAACAACTCTCAGTCTTGGAACTATCACAGTCGGCACCCCTTTCTTTTGGGGGGTCACGAAAAACGGGTCTGCGGTTAGAGGGTTCTTCAAGAACCTAGGTGCCAGTTCCGTAACGATTACCTCGGGAACAGGGTCAGCTGCCGGCACGCCTACGGGCATGTCGCTGGGGATGAACTCCGTCAATGAATGGCTCGACGGTTCTCTCAATGGTGTGAAGGTTTGGGATGCGGTCTTGACGGACGTAGAGCTGACCAATGAGTCGTTCTCGCTTCGCCCCGTTCGCACCGCCAATCTAAATGGCTGGTACCCGATGGTTCACAGTGCAGTGGCCGACTGCGCACGTGACTTTTCTGGGAATGGGCGTGATTGGACGGTCGAAGGAACCCCCACTGTAGAGCAGGGCCCTCCAGTGTCTTGGGGTGGCAGGGTTGCGATGTGGGTCGGCGGGCTGAGTACAAGCACTGTCACCCCCGCGCAAGGCGTTGCGGCATTCACGGGGCTCGCCCCCGTTTTGATAGGGACGGCAGGCTACGGTTTTCAGCATAACGCTTTCCAGCTAGGTATCCCGGGGGCGGGGGTTGTTGATGATCTAAACACTCCGGATCAGGCCGTCGCGGTAATCACAGGGCTCTTGCCCATTGCGTTGCGGGGCACCGTTGCTCAGCCTGCGCAAGGTACGTTCACCTTCACGGGGCTTCAGCCCATTGCCCTCAGAGGTGATGTCAAGCAACCCGCGCAAGGTACGTTCACCTTCACAGGGCTCTTGCCCATTGCGTTGCGGGGCACCGTTGCTCAGCCTGCGCAAGGTACGTTCACCTTCACGGGGCTTCAGCCCATTGCCCTCAGAGGTGATGTCAAGCAACCCGCGCAAGCGACCGCAGCGTTCACAGGGCTCGCTCCTACCGTAATTCAGAATAGCATTCGGTTCCCCGTGCAGGGCACTGCCGCGTTCACGGGCCAGTTGCCCGTTGCATTGCGTGGGGAGATTGAACAGCCCGCACAAGGGACAGGGGCATTCACAGGTTTGCTGCCCATTGCCCTCAGAGGTGAGGTCAAGCAACCTGCGCAGGGAACGTTCACATTCACAGGGTTGCAGCCTGTTGTCTTGCAGGCGTTGTCGGCGACTCCCGCTCAGGCGACGGCAGCATTCACAGGGCTCGCCCCCGCGTTCTTCGTGGGTGTTCTGGTCACCCCCGCACAAGGCGCTGCGGCGTTCACTGGGCTCGCCCCCGGAGTTCTTCAAGACAGTGTTCGACAACCCGCACAAGGGACAGGAGCATTCACAGGTTTGCTGCCCATTGCCCTCAGAGGTGGGGTCAAGCAGCCTGCACAGGGTACGTTCACATTCACAGGGCTGGCCCCCTCGGTGGTACTGGGGGAGGTCAAGCAACCCGCGCAAGGTACGTTCACCTTCACGGGGCTTCAGCCCATTGCATTGCGGGGAGAAGTCGAACAACCTGCTCAAGGCACCGCGGCGTTCACGGGTCAGTTGCCTGTTGCGTTGCGGGGCACCGTCGTTCAACCCGGGCAGGCGACGGGGCTTTTCTCCGGTCAGCTTCCACAGATACTGACTCCGCAACTGTTCACCCCCGCACAGGCGACGGTGACCTTTACGGGGCGGGAACCTGCGCTTTCTCCAACAGTCACCGCCTCTCCCGATGTGGCGGTGGTCACGTTCACCGGGCTCGCCCCCACCGTAGGGCTCACCCACTTCGCCAGCCCTTCACAAGGCGTCGCAGCATTCACAGGGCTCGCACCCGTTGCGCTTCAGTCTCTCTTCGTTCAGCCCGCGCAGGGAGAGGCAGCATTCACAGGGCTCGCTCCGGTTGCGCTACAGAATTCGTTGAGGCTCCCCGCTCAAGGAACGGGGACGTTTACGGGTCGTCTCCCTATCGCACTGCGGGGCACGGAGGTGATCCCGGGGGTTGCGTCGGCGGCATTCACGGGGCGCATCCCTTCGCTCTTGTTGCCCCAGTCGTTCTTGCCCGCTCCGGCGACGTTGAACTTCACGGGGCAGGTTCCGGATGTTCTCGTTGATTCGAATGTCCGCATCGACGTTGCCAACGCTACGTTGACCTTCACGGGTCCTGTACCTACCGCCATTCGCACGCTGCACATGACGGTGACGCCGGGGTTGGCGGCACTTGTTTTCTCGGGTCAGCTTCCACAGCCCCTGACCCCTCAACTGTTCACCCCCGCTCAGGGCGCCTTCTCATTCACTGGTCGTCTCCCTATCGCACTGCGGGGCACGGAGGTGATCCCGGGGGTTGCGTCGGCGACGTTTACTGGGCGTACCCCCGTCGCCGTTCAAGGGCGCGTCACGCTCCCTGATCAGGCTACCGCAGCGTTCACGGGACGTGCCCCGTCAACGCTCGTCACCGATCTGCATGTGGTCACGCCGGCCAATGCAGTGCTTCAGCTACAAGGCAAGGCGGTTGATGTCTTCACGGGGTTTGCCCCCGGCGCTGCCGATCTGCACATCACAGGGCACGGCCCGCAGATCGTCGTCACCAACGTCATCCCCACGGTGGCGCTGGTGTTCTTGGGGCACGCTCCGACGTATTTGATTGCCCCTCGGGTCAATGCCCTCGTCTCTTTGAAACGTGCGATGCGGGTTGGAAGGGAAGGCAGTGATGAGCGTGGGGGCTCCGAAAGTTCCGGCACGCGTTCTGGCACCAGCCCCGGCAAGCGCTCGGGCAATGAGTCATCGGAAAGAAGGTAAAGCATGGTCCCAAACATTGTCACAGCGCTGGACACCTCCCCGATGATCAGCATCGAGGACTGCCGCAAGCATCTGCGCGTCACGGCGGACGGGAGCCCCGCGTTCCATGAAGACGATGACCTCATTCTTGGGCTCTTGTCCGCGGCGCGTGAGTTCGTGGAAGGGTATACGGGGCTGGCGCTGACCCCCCGCACGCTGGAAATCTACCTCGACAAATTTCCGTTGGATGAGATTGCATTGCCCGTGGCCCCTCTCGTCTCCATGACCAGCGTCAAGTACCTGGACGAGAACAACGTCTTGCAGACGGTGGCGGGCACGGAGTACGCGATTGACAACTTCCAACGCCCCGGGTGGCTGTTGCCTGCGATGGGAGCTTCTTGGCCTTCGACTCTGGAAGTGGTCAACGCGGTGGTTATTCGCTACGCCGTGGGCTACTCCCACAGGCTGGACAATCCGCAGTCCCTTCCCCTGCCCAAGGTGTTGAGGGTGGCCGCACTGCTGTTGCTCGGGCACCTGTATGAAAACCGTGAGCAGTCCACGGAGGCCAGCTTGCGGGAAATTCCGCTGGGCATTCAATCGCTCTGCGACATGGTCAAAATTCGGAAGGGGATGGCATGAGAGCCGGAACACTCCGTGATCGAATCGTGCTCGAAGAATCCGTGCCGATGCAAGACTCAACAGGGGACACGATTCCGACATGGGTGCCTCGCACCATTGTATGGGCGAGCATTGAGCCGCTGACAGGGCGCGAAGCGGTTCTCCTCGCCGCGCAAGGGGCATCGGAGATGAATACGCGCATCTGCATTCGTTGGACCCCAACGCTCAACGCCGTCACGCCGACGTGGCGCGTGCGCTTTGGGACCATCCTCTACAACATCAAGAGCATCATCAACAAGGACAACGCCAATCGGGAGTTGGAGATGATGTGCCAGAGCGGAGTGAACACGGGATGAGCAAGGTCACGATAGAGATCAAAGGCTTGCAGGAGATTGGCAGGCGTATGCAGGAGCTTTCGGCGGACATCGCCGGCAAGGTCGCCTCTGCTGCAACGTCGGCCGCTGCCCGTGTGATTCAGAAGCGCGCTGTGCAGCTTGCCCCTGAGTCGGAAGAGGTGGTCACGGCTCATGGTAGGGAGGGCGGCATCGTGAAGGTTCCGCCCAGAAACTTGAAGGACAACATCAAGGTCTTCAAGGTCCCCAAAGGCCAATTGGAGTACACGTCAGAGCACGTTGTTCGGATTCGTGGGGGGAAGAAGCATCTGTACGCATCCAACTACGGGTCCAAGCAAGAGTTCGGGACGGTGAAGATGCCGGCACACTCTTTCTTGCGCCCCGCGTTTGAAGAGGAAAAGAGAAACGCGGTGGATGCAATGACTGACAAGCTCAAGGAACGCCTTGACAAGATCGGGAGCGCGGCATGACGCTTGAAGCTGAGTTGTTTGCGGACTTGAAGCCCCTGGTCAACAACCGGGTCTACCCCAGTGTCTTCCCACAACCCACAAGCGGCTTGCCTGTGTGGCCCGCGATCCGCTACGCCATCGTGAGCAGCGTCCCCGTGGAGGACTTGTGCGGTGATGGGGACGATACGACAGCCGATGTTCGCGTTCAACTGGATGTTGTGGCCTCTACCTACTCTGCCATGCGCACGTTGCGGCTACAGGTGATGGCGGTGATGGTGAACTTCTACATCCCTGCCCGCTTGGACTTGAGCATGGATGACTACGATGTCGAAACGAAAACGCATCGAGGGACTTTGGATTACATGATCTCCGGGTCGTCCGACCCCCCTGCCCACTCTCCCGCCTAGGGGGCGTTATTACGCTGCCCCGTGTAGCAGGGTAGCCGGGAAACGTAATAACGCCCCCAACAAGCGTTATTACGCTGACTAGGGGCATGGTGTGCTAGCGTGTTTCGTGCGAGTTTCTAACCCGCTGCCCTGAGGGTGGCTTTTGTTTCTTTGAGAGGAGCCTATCATGGCCGGTGGAAAACGTTTCAAATTTGCAGGCAGTCTCATCAAGACCATCCAGAACTGGTCGGCCCAATCCCCGTCAATCACCATTTCGGCGGCAACGAAAGCCAACCCTTGCGTAGTCACCGTGGCTGCGCACACCTTCGCGACTGGGGAAATCGTCCGCATCCTGGGGGTGGTTGGGATGACGGAACTCAACGGTGGTGTCTACATCGTTTCGGTCGCCGGCAACAGCATCACGCTGATTGATACGGATAGCACAGGGTACACCACCTACAGCAGCGGTGGCAAGATGGATGAGGCGACGATGACGAACTTCTGCGAACTCACCAACTACAACCGTGCTGGTGGCGCGTCTGCGGAAATCGACGCGGAGTCTTTGTGCAGTACTGCGAAGGAGTTCGAGATCGGGTTGCCCGACTTCGGCACCTCGACCATTGACTATATGTTCGCCCCGAAGACGGCGCTTCAAGTCTCCCTCATCTCCAACTACAAAGCAGGCACGATGATTGGGGTGCGCATCACCCTTCCCAACAGCGGCGGGGACATGACGCAGCTTGGCTTCATCCAGTCGATGAGTGAGCAGGCTGGCAAAGGCGGGCTGTGGTCGGGCAGTCTGGTGATGCGAAATTCCGGCGCAAGGTACGACCAGTAACCCCCATCAACTTTAGGAGATCATCATGGCAGGTGGTAAACGCTTCAAATTCACCGGGTCCGCGATCCGGTTCACGCAAAACTACACCCGCACCACGGGGTCGATCACAGGGGCATCGAAGGCCAGTACTTGCATCCTGAACAGTACAACGCATGGTTTGATTCCGGGCGATGTGATCACTATCACAGGCGTCGTCGGCATGACGGAACTGAACGGTGGGACCTACATCTGTGGAGCACTCACTGCGGCCAGTGTAATCTATCTGGCGGACGTGGACTCGACAGGCTACACGACCTACGTCTCAGGCGGCACGTGGAACTCGGCGACGTTCACGAACTTCTGCGAACTCACCAACTACAACCGCGCGGGGGGTGCCTCCGCAGAGATCGATGCTGAGACGCTGTGCAGCACAGCCAAGGAGTTCGAGATCGGGTTGCCGGACTTCGGTTCTTCGACGGTGGACTTCACCTTCGCCCCGAAGACAGCTTTGATGCTCGCGCTCATTGCATCGTACAAAGCGGGAACCACCGTCGCATCCCAAATCGTCATGCCCAACAGCGGAGGCAACATGACGCAGCTTGGCTTCATCCAGTCAATGAGTGAGCAGGTGGGGAAGGGTGGGCTGTGGAGCGGCAGTTTGGTCATGCGCAATTCTGGCCCCCGCCTTGACTGGTAATTTGAACCTCCAATGAAACCTCAACGTGAAAGGACGAAGACCGTGACAACCCGGAGCGACTTCCTGCGCAACTTGAAGAAGGCCCAAGTCAAGCTGCACCCTGTTCAACTCGACGGCTGGGACATGCTGGTTTACCTCCGCCCTCAAACCCTCGGGGAGATCAGGGACATCTTGATGAAGGCCGATAAAGAGGAATCTTTGCAGTCGGAAGTTTCTACGGACCCCCTGTTTCTTGCCAAGAACATTGCGCGCATGGTGAGGGATGAGGCGGGGGAGTTGCTCTTCAACGAGAACGATGATGCGCAGTTGAAGGAGCTGATGTCGGTGCTGGAAAGTACAGCCCCAGCAGTCAGCCAGCAGCTCAACAAGGCGTACCGCGAACTCAATGAGCCCAACTCCATAGAGGCAGACCCCCAGGGAAACTCACGGAGCGCCAAGACTTCTTGATGGACTTGGCGCTTCACCTGGGGATGACTGTAAATGAGTTGGAGACCAAAATGTCGGGGGTGGAGTTCTACCTCTGGCAGAGGTACGCATCGGTGCGCATGCTGCCGTGGCGTCGCATGGAACTCCACATGGCGCAGTTAACACGGATGGTCGCGGTGACGATGGGGGGAGCCAGAGACGCAACCCTGTCGGACTTCTTGTTTGATCCGGAAGATGAAACAGATGACCCAGCGGTGGCCTTCGGCTACGCACCGCACAATTTTGAGACGGATGACGTGTTGTTGGATGACCCGCCCCCGCCACCTAAGCCGGGCAGGCCCCGATTCGTTGACCCCGATGGGCCAGACGAGGAGTACAGCTAAATGGCAAACGTACTAGGTTCTGCGGTTGTTCGATTGGGGCTCGACGCCGCCGAGTTCACCTCGGGCATGTCGAAGGCCGAGTACCAGATGAACCAGCTTGCGATTCGGAACGTAGCTCTAGGTTCGGCGATTGGTATCAAACTTGCCGACGCCGTCACTTTCGCTGCGAAGGCTCTGTGGGACCTCACGATGGGGTCAATAGATGCGAAAGCAAAACTTCAAGACCTGTCCACCCAAACGGGGTTGGCGGTTGAAACACTGTCTGGGCTGGCACGCGTCGGAAAGTACAGCAACACATCGCTCGAAGAGATCACCGGGGCAACT